GAATTTGGTATTAATGCAAATGTTTTATCGCCTGTAAATAAACCGCTAGTAACTACTTCATAATTACCAACACTTATATAATTAAAAGTAACTTCGCCTAATGTATTTTCTAGCACTATTGCAGTTGGTGCAGCCGTTCCACTTTGACTAATCAAAGCTACATAGCTTTTATAATTCAATAATAAGCCTGTACTATTTTCATCGGCTGTAATGTTACTTCCAAACACAATTAAATTATTGCAGCTTTCAGGAATAACAATGTTCTCGCCTATTGCTAAACAGTTAGTACCTCTATTTTGTATGTTAGTACCAACGTTTAAAGAACTGTTTAATCGAGCCGTATAAACTTCGCTACCAGCATTTAAAGACCCATCACTAATTAAAACAGATTCGGGAACGAACGCTTCGGTATCTAATAACTTAATTAATTCGACCTTAGTTGAAGTTTGGTCTAGTGGTGTATAATTTTCAATCTTATTTACAATGTAGTATGAGCCATCAATAAATAATCGGTTTCTAAAAGAAAATTCATTTATATCCTTTGGAGTAAGCCATAAATATTTTGTTACAAACTTTGCATCTCTATCGATTAAATTAACTAAATATTGTTTATGATATTTATTATATAAAGTATTGGTAGTAAAATAGGCATTGATATAATTATAGTAAAATTCCTTTGCAGGCCCGAACATTAAAGATACCGTTGGATTTAAAGCGTCATCCTCCATGCCAGCGTGTAAATACTGATTTGTTGTTATATCCGCTTCGCCTTGCTGTTTATACGTATAAGCGTTCGGACTTGTTTTCGTTTCCAAATAAAGCAAACGAATATTAGCAGCTATTGTCTTTTTAACAACCACACCGCCCTGTTCTGTTTGTTGGTATATCTTAGGCATAGCTATACCTAAGTCATAATTAGCAACTAATGGAGTTGCTGAAAATATTAATTCTGTTTTTTTATCGGACTTAATAAAATCATTATCAACATCGATTTGTTCCGTTCCATAAACTTCATTATGAGTCTTTAAATATAATTCATTATAATGGTCTTTATCCGCTTTGTAAGTATAAATGTAACGTTTGCCTTCTAATAAATTCGGGTTAATAGTTTGCTCTTTACCTAAATCAGTCCTATTTTCATAGTTAACAATATCAGTTGTATTGTAAAATTCATCAAACGGCTCAATCAATAAATTGTTTGCATCATTCGGATTAACTTCTACAAATAAATTAAAGGCTTTTAATATTGATGTTAAAAATTCTTTTTGTTTTATCTTAGTTGGTAATGAAGTATTAATAGATGCAACACCGCCTTCAACTGTTTCTTTACGTGTTACAAGTCCGTAAAATGTAGAACCATTTACACCACTAACTAATTGATTAGTTTGCGTTAAATCACTTGAAGTTGAATTTATAATATTATTACTTGCATCTGTGCAAACTATTGAATTATAATAAGTTTGTGGAAAAACTCCACCTAATGAGCCGATAATTTGAGTAATTCTAATTCTATCACCAGCACTTAAATATTGTTCTCCACTTGTAATTGATAAATCTTCAGTATAAAATGTATTAACATTGATTTTGTAAAAACTTAAACCACTAGGGAATGAAGGACTTGGAGATACAATCGGAATTGATGAAAAATTAAATACACTAATAGTGCTTAAATTAAAAAAACTAACACCTCCGTTTGATGATTTTTTTATATCAATAGATTTATATGCTGATGGCAAATAAATAAATGCAACATCTGGGTTTAAATGCTCTATTTTAAACTTCCAAACTATTTTAGATGTTACACTATAATAACCAGGACTTGCTATTGTTATATCTCCTAATGAATATTGACTACCATTATCAAAAAATGGGAATGTAGTTTCATCTGTAAATATAGCTTGTGTTCTAGTACTAGGGACAGTTATATCTGCAGTTAAACCAACATACCATTGCATGTTATCTAATTGCGTTTGGTTTAATTCTAATTTTGTTACATTTGAATAACAATATAAATGCTTAAAGAAACTACTATTTAAAAAAGTACTTGTAAATGTGCGTCCTGTCGCTTCAATAATTTTCTTTACATATTCGTAAACTGAAAACGTTGGCAAAAAATCTTTTACGTTCCAAACAGTATCACTACCACCGTTTGTACCTCTATCAATAAACGGATAAGCATAACCTAAGCCTGTGCCTACATTTGAACGTGATGCTATTTGATTAGCCCTTGTATAGTCATGGTCGTATGCGCTAAAGTCTAAGTCCTCTGAACTGTTAGTATTGCCTGTTATATACTTCTCTCCTATGTCAACAAATAAAGAACCACCAGCACCAATAATTGAACATTCGTAAACTATTGAATTGTCAGGATTGATATTTACTTTAATTAATTGTAAGTCCCCTGCAAAGTTTTCTAAGCCGTCAACTAAATATTTAACAGGTGTCTTTAAATTCTTATTAAAGTATTGTGTTACTACATTTACCTCAAATAGATTTTCAAATAATTTATTAACCTCATTCGTGCCTTGTAAATTAATTGTTTTACTAAATGATGCCTTGCGTTGTTCGGGATTCCTTACATCCGCTAAATTGAAATTTAAACTAACAGGTATATTAACTCCAAATGGAAAACTTAAAAATCCGTCCGTTCCGTTTGCGCCATCAATGTATAATTCAGTCCTTACCATATTAAATACCTCTTTGTCTAGTTTCTACTACTCCAGTGTTCACAATAACGTTGTATTGAAATAACGGCTCATTCTCGCTCTTAATCTCTTCATAACCATTGTTAGTTATTGTAACGGGTAGTAATTCAGTTCCGTTATGTAACCACACTTGAGGGCTGCTCCATAAATCATTTAATTGTCTACTTTGCGTTTCGGTTATCCAGTCGGTATTTAATAAGATAGTAGATTCAATTGCAGTATTTACAATATGGTCTTCTCTGTCCCAACTATTCGCACCGTATGCCCCTGTTGTTGTATTTAATCGGTCGGCATTTAAAGTAACCTTATTAGTCTTTTTAGTGTAATTGTTTTTAGATATTTTATCAAAGTGAAAAAATAATATGTTACCGTCCCTATCTAAATAATATAAAATATTATCAGTGTATTTTGTGCAAAGTTCTACGATTGGTCGCTGTATAAATGCAATAGTAGTTGTTGAATTTCTAAATCTAACACTTATAATATCGCCAACTTGCGGAGCTGTTGCTGTAAACATTGCACTATTTATTCGCATTGCATAAATTGGATTCGTTATGGCTCCTGACGGTATAGTTGCTATTGTAACCATACCAATAAAAGTATTATTTCTAATTAATTGAATTAAAATATTATCTATATTAGTATTAATAAAATGTAAATACATATCTCTATTTAAAGTAAGTCTATTGTCGGGCGTTATTGTATCAATTGTTTTTGATAAAAATAGATTGCCAGCAACTGTATTAAATAAGTAATTTTGATAATCGTAGTTTCTAAAAGCTGATTCGGTTAAACTTGCATCAAAAGCCGTATAAGTATAATTAACGCCAGTGTGCATAACACCGCTGTAAAATTCTTTAATGTTAACTAACACCTCTACTGATTTATTAGTTGCTATTTCAATAGGGCTTGCTAAACTTAATTGTGGATTAAAGTAATGCTGTATAAAGTTTTGCACCCACTCTTTAACATCCACTACTAACCAACCATCTGGCCGCTGTAAATATTCCTTTACGTTTGCCACACCGTTAATCGTAACGGTAACTACATATTTAAAATCCGCTATTGCTATTTGATTAGATAGGGCTGTAAATATTTGGTTGTTATAAGCTGGGCTTAATATTTGTGGTTTTTGGTATGCTGTTATTGCCATCCTGATTGAATATCTACTATTATTTCTGTTTCCATTATTTCTGCTAAATCCTGTTCTAATTTTTGAATACGACCATCGTTTTTAATTTCACTAAAAAAATAAGTAGGCTCTAATTTATTACTCTTTAATTTTCGTGCTATTAAAAATGCGGCTGCTTTTTTTGCCCTATCAAACGGCATCTTTTTTAACGTCTTCAATTTACCTTTACGCTCGGACTTACTTTGTTTTTCTTTACGTTTTTCTAAATCACTAATTCTAATTTTTTCAGCTACTCCCCTTGTTGAACTCCAATCTTGTAATTTACTTTGACCTTCAGAACTTACACTAGCAGCTTTACGTCCTTTGTCAACTACTTCCCAATAGTCATTCATTACTAACTTAATAGTTATTCCGCCACCTTCATAAACTGCTGGTATTGGTTTTATACTAGCTTGTAACCTACTTTGAACATCTTTAATACTTTTATCTTTAAACTTAGACTTAGCTAATGTTTTAATAGCACGTTCACGAAGTTTAGTTTTTAAAGACAAGCGAGTATCATCATTCAACTTTCTGTTAAATGCGTTTAATACTTCAATTATCTTTTTATCTATTGCCATTTAATGCTATTTCAAATTTGCCTTTATCTTTTAAGTACGCTAACTTATTATAGTACCTTATTACGCTCCATTCAAATATTTGGTCTTCGGTTAAATTAGTATCTTTAACAACTAAGCCGACTGAGTATTCCCATCCCCACCGTTCAAAAAAGTCTGAAATTCTAAGTCTTCCGTCATCTCCTTTTGTATCTCCTGTATTGTTCCCGTTGCTTTCACTAAAGAGTCCGCTAAAACTTTTGTGTAAGCGTTCAAAGTTTTTGAATAAAAAAAAACCGCCCCTAGTGATTCGCTTAGTTTTGAATGCCTAAATAAATCTACATTTCGTTGGTGATTATTTGAATTATATACCCACTTACCGTTTTCGTACTCTTGATGGCAAACAGCCATAAGTTCAGGCAAACAGTTAATATAGTTGTTATCTGAGTTCTTAACCATCTCCTTCCAGTCCTTCTCCTGTGCTATATTATATTCGTGTATCTCTTTAATGTATCTAAATTTAACACCGCCTAAATTTATTTCGTTTGGAGTTTCAATTTGTGTAATTGGCTGCATCAAAAAGATAGCTTCTAATAAGTAATCATATACCTTTGTGGCACTTAATGCCTCGATGTACTCTACTGATTTACCACTTAAAATAGACAGTCTTAAAACAGCCCTATCTAGTTTATCCAAAGTATCATTTGTTTTCAATTCCTCTAATTTTTGGAATTGGTCAACTGTTAAATCTTCGTATCTTTTAGGTATTTTCATCTTAATAATATAGTATTTTATTTACTTTTTACATTTATTGAATAAAGAATGTTGACTTTTTAAGTCGGTTTAAAGCTGGGTATCTTAACATTCCATCAATAGCATGATTATAATTATCAATAGGTTGACTTGTTGGTTTACCGTCCTTATCAGTTACCCATTTATAGTTCCTTAACTCCTTTATCAAATTAATGCTAGACTTCGTTACATTCAATTTAAACGCCTGTAAAGTATCTATTGAGTTACGAATACTATCCGCTCCCTTTTTAGCACCCTCAACTCTAAAACCTGCCCGCCTTAAATCTTCAATTGATTTTGGCTCGGCACTATCCGCAACTATCATTTGATTTCTTTGCACTCCTAATTCTTGTAATTTAGCAATAATGTCTGAATTTGTTAATTTAGTTTGATATATTAATTCATCAAACCATAATTCTCCATTATATCTATAAACTGAACCAAAAGCCGTTGGATCATTTGTGAAACCAAAATCAAGTCCATAACATATAAATTCTGCATCTTTTGGTATTTCATCACATTGTGTCCAATTTTCAAATACTGTGCCTTGTAAACTTCCTATTTCGCCATCCACATAAACACGACACCAATTTTTCCAATAATCAGACGTTTTAGCTTTCTCAATTTTTATTTGTAAGTCCTCTAATGTTTCAGGCGGTATTGCTTCATTATCTTTATAAGTCAATAAAAGAAATTCAGCATTGTGTTCTGGCATTACTTCGGTATGCGCCCAAAATTCATTATCGGGGTTAAAATCAATCCACGTTTGCTTTGAACGTATCATTAAGGCATCCGCTATCTCAAAACTAATATGGTTAGCTTCATTTAAAAATAACACGTCACGTTTACCGCTTGCCTTTGCTTTACCGACACTATCAAAAGATTTGAATTGAATTATTGTGCCATTAGCAAAAGTATATTCCATTGGGTTACCTATCCAATGATTCTCAATCCATCGGTTAGTTTCAAACATTATATCTTTAAATATCTTAACCGCTCCGTCTTTAACGGCTGGTATTGATTCCGCTACTATTGTAATTCTTTGACGTGGGTTTTTAGTAGCATAGTCAATCAGTATAGGAATAATTCCGTATGTTTTTCCTTTTCCCCTTAATCCTAAGACTAAGGGGTTATAAACCTGAAGATGTACCACCTTGAATAACACGTTTCCGTTTAGTCATTGCGAGCATCTTCTCTATTGCTGTTGTTCGTTTAAACATATTCTATTTTTAAAATTCCTTTATTTAATCTTCTATAAAAAGTAGTATTACCAATATTTAAAAATTTAATTAAGTCTTTTACGCAATTATATTTAATTCCATTATAAATAACTGATTTATATGAACATGATAAATTAGATTTTAATCCTTTATTCCAAGGGATACCACCTTTTTTAAAAGCAGTACTATTACCATTTTCTCCAACTATATTTGTTAAATTATCTAATCCGTATTTTTTTATTAAACACTGTTCTAATTTAAGAGCTTCTTTTTTAGTTATATTTTTATGTAAAAATTCAAATAAAAATCCACCAGCTTCATAAACTACTTTTTGCCATTGTTTATTTCTTAACCTTCCGCCTTCAATAACTCTATGATTTGAACCTATACCAATATAAAAAATAACTTTAGTTATAGGATTAATATGAGCATATACATAATATTCATTCATATTCAAATATACAAATTATAAATAAAATAAAAAAACATTATTTAGTCTTTAGGGAATAACGGTTGCTCAATATTAGTTTGCTCAATGCTTTCTTTTAAGCCATTTAAACGTTGTGTAATGCTTGGATTGTATTGCCCTACCATACCGCCTTCTATTTGGTCACGTCTTATAACTTCCCTTATGTGCGAACAGATAGTAATATATTCATTATATCTTTTATCAGGATTGTCAAAATATTGCTTAACACATCCTATTTTATCATAACAATAAACTCTAAAACCTTCAATAGTTAAAGGTCGTTCCAATAACTCATAATCACTCGTACCGTCTTTACCGACAAATACGTGTTTTTTACGTGGGTTTGTTTTGCACTCGTTTTTATAGTCCTCAAATAATTGTGCCATTACTTCAGGCGTTTCAATATATTTATGTTTACTCATTTATTCCAAAAATTTATGTGTTCGTATTCGTCTTGCATTTTACTAATTATTTTTTTCCATTTAATAATCGTTCTATTTTTTTAGTTAACGTTGCTGTATTTCTACCTTTAGTTAATAAACTAACTGATTCTCTTTCTCCTTTACCGCATTCTAAAAATATAGTAAAATAATCTTTTCCGATTTCTTTATTAATATATTTTATACTTTCTTCTGTCAGATATGAATTTATTTTAATTACTAATATTGATTTTGCCATTAATTCATTATATAAATAAAAGTTTTCTTTAATATTGCCGAGTTAAAGTAATTTATCCTAAACGGTTGGTGGGGCAATTCCCTCATTGATATGCGTTCCTTCATAAGTGATTGAAATCATTAAAATATTATTAGTATAAAGTATTT